CATCAATGATGTCGAAAATATCGAACTCTCCAATTCCGTCTTCATATTTCGGAATCATACTTCCAAGATTATTCTGAGCTTTTAGCACTCGCTCAGTCATCGTTGCATTGAGCACCTTCGCACCCTTTTTAAGCCAAACAAGAGCATTTCTACCCTTAGCGATAAAGGTAGATCCGTCTGGTTCTTGGATGATTTCCTGATATTTAGAACCTTTTTGATCATTTACTATTGCTGGACCATCAGATGGATGACCTTCACTTCCTTTGGCATATTGTGGTACTGTCCAGTTACCTAATTTCTTGTCGGACTCTACTTCCTTAAGAACGTAGTTAACCCCACCAATTACACCATTGACACCTTTTCCGATTCCGCCAACCATTTTGTTAGCAACACCATTCATCGTAGCTGACAAGGATCCGCCCATTGAGTTGATGCCATCGATCAGCGTTTGCATCAAAAAACGTCCAGCGCTATTAAAGCCGCTCGACTTCGACCGAAGATTATTAATAGAATCATTTCCAAGCTGATTCACTCGTGCGATAAATGAGCCGTAAAGTGCGTTCCAACCGTTTAGTAGGTTTTGAAGCCATGTACGTCCGGTTTGGTACATCGCGCTATAGAAACTACGCAACAAACTTACCACTTGATTACAAAAGTTCCGAACAGTGTTGATAAACGTCGAGACAAGACTATTCCAACCGTTCAGTTTGTTCTGCATCCACGCACGACCCATTTGGTAGTTCGGATTGTTCTGGTTCTTAATCAGTGTCGTGTACTGGTTGATAAACGTTTTAACTGTCGTCATCATAGTTGGTACTACTGAATTCCAACCAGTCATGAAATTAGTCAGCCATTCAGCCCCCTGAAGAACCATAGAAGGACTAATCGAACTGAACTGTCCAAGGATTCCATTAGCTGCTGATAGAGCGGTTTGAATAAGCTGAGGCGTTGAATCAGCCATCCCTTGGTTACCTGCTTGTGACGCTTGTTGTGCTGATAACTGCATCTGGTTTGCGTCAGGCATCCCGTAGCTTTCAGTCACAATCATGTTACTAGAAAGTCCGACAGGTTCAGCATCTTGTACAGCCTTTGTCATCAAATCAGTCACTGCGTCCATAGCTTGCTGAATCTTAGGCTTTCCTTTGTCAATACCTACTGCAATCCCAGCCGGTACCCATTGCGCATCAGCCATCATCACACGTGATGGAGATTTGATTTTCAATTTATCTTTGAACCACTTGCTGACATTTCCTGCTACATCTGTAACAGATTTCTTAAGCGAGTCTACTGCCCCAGTTATTCCTTTTCCAATACCAGAAATGATATCTTTACCAATCTTACCCCATTTGATATCTCCAAATGCTTTAAATATTGCGCTAAAGACCTGCGGTAGCATTTTTATCAATGTTCCGATCGTATCTATGATCCCTTTGCCGATTGCTAGTAGAATTTTTACTCCGGCTGCGATAATTGTTGGTAGGTTTTGGATCAGAACAGCTGCAATTGTAATGATCAATTTGATCGCAGTTTCAATCAATTTCGGTAGAATGCTGATTACACCCTGGATCAACGCTCCCAGTATTTTTACGCCAGCTTCAATGATCTTAGGTAAGCTTTGAATCAGAGTAGTAACGATTGAAAGTATTAGTTTGTTCGCCGCTTCAACTAATTTCGGCAACAACATAACGATCCCGCTCACTAAAGCAAGTAAGATATTCATACCGGATTCAATGATTTTGGGTAAATAAGTAATGATCAAAGATAAAATCATTTCGACTACTGAAATCACTGCGTTGATTAAATTAGGCAGCATCTGAATGATACCTGTAATGATTGAGGTCAAAATGGAAATTCCAGATTCAATCAATTGAGGCAACACTGATAGTAGTGTCTCGATAATCGTCGTTGAAATAGTGAGTGCGATAGTTACAGCTGTTTGTGCTAACGGAACGATTGTCTGCAAGATTCCTTGAATGATTCCACTCAAGATACTGATTCCTACTTCAATCATTTTTGGTAGTATTGCAGTAAACGAAGTCACTAGATTCAAGACGACTTCTGATACTTTTTCTAGTAATTGAGGAACCGTGGTTCCCATACCCTCAGCAAGTTTAGAAATTAGATTGCTACCAGTAATGATTAGTCCTGGTATACCACCAATTAAAATAGCAATGATCTTCGGTAATATTGATTTGAAGATATTAATGAGAGGCTCGAAATTCCCGATAAACGCTTTGTCGATCGCCTCTTTGAGTTGAGCGAATTTTTCTTTTGCTCCATCAACAAAGTTGCGAATACCTTCTCCTAATCGATAAATCACTTCTAATTGGTTGTCACTAAATGAATCACCAAATAGATTCGTCAGACCTTCAAGGCTGGTAATATTTCCTGAAATAATGAACTTCAATCCTAAAAAAGCACGCCGAATTTGCTGAACGATTTCATAGAATTTTTCGAATCGTTGAATTGTTGCATCACTGAACATACTTGTATTGATAGCTTCAGAGAACGAATGGAAATCAGTATCTCCAGTCAGAACATCTTTAACGATCTTTATACCGTTTTTCAGTTTTTCAAGACTCTCATGAAGTGCGATAATCCGATTAATAATTGCATTCACTGTGTCTTGTGGCAGAAAATCAGATAGTGCTAATTTCAAATCTTCAAACTGTTTCCGATCACCGCCATGTAGAATTTGATCCAAACTTGATCGGATAATATTCGATGCAACCTGAACTCTTTCATTCGCATCTTTCTTGAACCGTTCAAATGTTTCATGGAGAATAGTCAGACGTTCTACGATCTTGTTAGTGGTTTCTTGAGGAAACAGTTCATTTAAAGTCTGTTTTAGTTCTTCAGTCTTTCTTCTATCGCCACCAACGAAGATTAAGTCAAAACTACTCTTGATGGCTTGAGCCGCCAGTTCAAACTTTTCACTAGCTTTCTCTTTAAATTCTTCGAAAGCTTTGTGTAGAGCTGTTAAGCGGTCAATAATAATGTTGACTGTTTGCTGCGGTAGTAATTGACTAAGATTCTGACGTAACTCTTCTGTTTTCTTGCGGTCACCGCCAACAAAAATAAGACGCAATGCTCCATGAATTGCATTTCCCGCAATGACAAATGTTTCTCCAAACTTCTTAACAAAGTTAATCAACGGAGCGACTAATTGCCGGAATCTCTCAGAACGTTTGTATAAATCGGTAATAGCAATTGCTAAACCTATTACTGCAGCTGCAACAATCGCAAACGGACTGATTTGTAATACTGTGATGAATCCCAAGAATATAGATTTCAGTTTACTGAATAGGTTGATCACTAGAATAAGCGATCCAAAGGATAATAAAGCTGTAACAAGACCTTTTACAATTGATATCAGTGGATTCGCAGATTTGCTAATTCCTTCTAGAGATTTTGCTATTGAATTCAGAACCCCTTGAACCTTTTCTGCTCCTATTGTGTTATCTCGAAATGCTTTAATTGATGCTGTTGCTGATCCCAATGCATCAACCGCAACTTTTTTAAAAGGTTCTAACCCTTTGACAATAGTTGTAGTGATAGCCGTTCTAAAGTTGGCCATTGAACCTGATAAAGTATCACCAGCAGTTTTGGCTAGTCCCGCCATCTTAGCAGTAGTTCCAGCAACGCCTGTCGTTCCTTCCTCAATACCTCTTCGAAGATCCTCAATGGCTTCGCCGGCTTGAAGGGTTCCATCGGAAACGGCTTCTTTCATATCTGTCACGGATTTTTGACTAGCATTCGCTAAAATTTGCCATGCTGGAATGCCGGCATCTACTAATCTATTAATATCATCAGCATAGACAACGCCAGCTGATTGCATGCCTGCGATTGCATCGGTTATTTGATCAATGGATTCTGCTCCATTTCCGACCCCATACGCTGCATCCGCTATCGCCTGAAAGACTTCCTTAACCTTCGTGCCTTCCATTCCGGCCGCAACCATTTTCTTTGCGCCCATGGCGACATCATTTAGAGCGATAGGAGTTCCTTCAATGGCAGCTGCTAGGTCGTCCATTACTTGCTTAGCAATACTTGCGCTTCCTGTTAATACAGTTAGTGATTTAGTGGCAGTATCAATAGTGTCAATACGATCAATTGCTCGCCCGATTGAATCACTCAGAACACTAAAAGCTTTAGAAACGATTGCAATTGAAGCTATTGATGATGCTAAGTCTTCGATGGATCCCTTAGCATCTTTAGATGGTTCGTTAACTCCAGACTTGATTTGGTTTTTTATGTTCGGGAAAATCGCCTTTGCTCTATCCAATACAGACTTGAACCCATTGGAAAGACTATTCTTAACAGAATTTGCCGTTCCTGAAGCATAATCAGAGATCGTCTTCACTCCATTTTTAAGCGAACTCCAAATATTTGATGCTATGTTCGGTAAATTCTTTACACCGTTAATAAATCCAGTCTTTATGTTTGATGCTACTTTTGTCGCTTTTGAAGGAAGTTGAGACAAGCCGGTTCCGATTTTCGTTACAGCGTTAGCTGTCGAGTTAACAACCGAATTGAATCCAGTGACGAAAACATCTTTCGTTCTATTTATCGCTTGTGTGGCTTTCGTTGGAATCTGCTGTATCTGAGAAATTGCTTGATTCTTAGCTTGAGCAAATCCAGAGCTGACAAAACCTGTGACAGATTTCATCGTGTTTTGGATTGTCTTCGGCATTGATTTCACTTTTTCAATCGGATTCTTGATTAACTCAAGCAATGAAGAACCGATAGATTTAAAGCCATTCTTTAAGTCGCCGAAGCTAGACTTTAGGTTGGACAAGCTATCCTTCATAGAAATAACGAGCGCTCGATTCATTGCCTTGCTGTCTTTTGTCATTTCGTTGTAGGATACTTTCGCATCGCTCTTCATCTGATTGAACGTCTGCTTGCTATTTGATGATAAGACGTTGTTTGAATTCGTAATCTTTGAAGTCAACGCCTGATAACCCTTTGTACCAGAACTAGTCATATCCGTAATTGCTTTCTTTGTGCTATTGAATGATTCAGTAGTTTTGCTCACACGATCTTTTAGATCAGCGTAGCTAGCGACCATTGATTTCGTCGAACTTGAACCTCTCTTACCGAGTTCTTCCGCACGCTCGGCAACACTACTAATTGTTCCCGCGAGTTCGGTTGCTTTTTCGCCAGTTCGTTCAAACCAACCGAAAAAAGAGGCCACAGCTTTCTCTGCTGGGCCACTATCTGCGGTGATCGTTAGCTTCGCCCCACCTACGTTTACATCCTCTGCCAATTGCTCAACTCCCTTCTATATGTATTTTTATTTCTTCCACCATTGAGTTGTATCAACGCCATCGTTGTTAGCAGACTCAGTTAACTGACCTTTCGCCTTTTCAATCGCTTCTTCATACGGCTTCATCAAGATTGACTCATAGCTATTTCCGCCAGTCAGGTTACTCAAGAACATACTCACTGAATCAACTATCGCCATTTGAATCTCATACTGTCTTGATCTCCGAGCGTTATACTCTTGTTTATTTCCCCATTCATACTTCCGCTTCAACCAAGTAAATGTCTGGTCTAAAACATAATCCTCTGAGAGAGAGTAGAAATAAGAAACGTATTGGATTTGCTCTATTAAGCTTGTGGTGAAGGTTTCAATGGCACTACTGATTCCGGTTGATCCTGAGTGTCTGCTTTCGTTTTCCCTGCTGCGTTCATGTCCTCTTTCTTCACTGGTCGGAATTTCGGACGGATCTTTTTTACTAATGCAGTCAACTTATCAATCGGTGTATTATCTAAGAATGAAGTTACGATCAAAGCTGTGTCAAAGAAATCCATTTCCTCTGTTTCTTCAGCAGTATTACCAAGTACAATCGCAAGTATTTCCGCAATCTTCTCATCTGGTAAAATTTCTAGAGCAAACTCGACCGTTTGTTCCATAGATGGCGGTGTGAAGTCCCAGAGCAGGTTCTTATTCTCATCTTTCATTTGTTCCCCAGTCTTCTCGTCAATCGCTGGTTTTTTCTCAGTGTTCTCGCTTCTCCACTTAACAAATCGGTCGTACATGATTACACCATCACCTGCTACAAATTTGATCAATCGCACCACTTTTCTATTTGTCAGTCGCGGCATTGGTACCTTTGAACCATCGCTCAATTCAACCATTTTCATTTCAGTTACTACGCTGTTGATTTGTTCTACTGTTGTATTTCCAGTCATGTTTTTCTCCTTTTTTAGATAAAATAAAAGACCCTGCATTATAGCAAGGCCTTATGATTACAATACTTGTTCTATTTCTTTAAATACATTTTCATCTTCTGGTAAATCATCCTGAGCAAAAGCTGAGAATGATACCGGGAGAGTTCCTTTTTCCTTACCGTGATTGGTTTCAACGTTATCACTAATTTTTGTTTCATAATAGTGAGCCATTAAGAACGTACCATCTTCTCTCTTAACAATGTTAGTTAAGCTGTATGAATCAACAGAAGTTGGCGCACCATAAGATACGGTTTTAGTCCCTAGTTCTTCAACAGGTGTTAGAGTATCAGATGTCGTGTACGCAGCGGTAACACCTTTTTTCAATGTAACAATGTCACCAGATACTTGAGATATTTCGATTGTTTCATCACCGACTTTAGCAAATTTCACGGTTTCGAAACTTGCTCCTTTACCAGTTTCGACCTTAATCTTCTTGTTTCCTTTATTGACCGCAGCTGCCAATGTTGCTGGCGTTCCAAGCGTCGCTGCGGTTTCAGTGATACTACCACCAGCCCATGCTAGAACGCGGTTATCAATTGATGTTTCCATCATAGTTGTATTGAGTGTATTAGTCCATGAGGAAACAGTTGAATCAATTGGTACGACAGATTGATCAATCATTACATCCTCTGATTCGTAACCTCTTGCTCGAGCAATGCCTTCGGTTGTAGCACCTAAATCACGAAAGCCAGGTTGTAATTCATAGGTATCCATGTCCATAACGTCAGAGATTTTTGTTGGACGAACAGTGGTGTCTTCCCCAAGGATTAGTCGCCCAGCTCCACCTTGAATATCCTTTTTATTAAAACGATAAAATTGATCCTTTTTATTCATTATTTATCTTCCCCCTTCTTTACCTCTTCGTAGCTCCACGAAGAACTAGAGACTTTCAGTTTTAGTAACTGCGCATCATTTAGTTCAAGAGTTTCTCCATGAATGATCTCCTTAGGAATACCTTCGATATTAACTTTAAGAGTCGTACCTGCACCTGAATTCGATTTAGCCATCACTTTGACTTTCGATTCTTTCGTACCGAGTGCTCCTTGCTTTGTTTCCTGTTTCTTTTCTTGTGCTTTATCTGCCAAAATAGTTCCTCCTTAATTTTCAAAATAACTAATTCTCATATAGCACCATGCTTCGTTTTTCTTTGATTGATCATCAACATCAGGAGTTGGTGGCATCTGAAAATCAACATCAAACACATTGACTCCCTCAATATCTGCAAAGTTACGTTTCAGAAAATTACCGACCTCAGTGCATTTCGTGAGAGCTTCAACGTCATCATCAGAACGCACAAGAAGCTGTAAACTACCCTTGCCAATCGGCTTGACAAGCAGACATGGTAGTTCTGCTCCTGCTTCAATTTTCCATATTCTGAATGATTTGAACTCATCTTCAAACGCAGCCTTTAGAAATCCATGTATGCTGCTGGATGCATCTACATAGTCCATCTAGCCACCTCACATCCTGTTTTTGATGTACTTCTTGATTGTTGTTTGACCCTGTGTTTTCATTCGGTTTAGCTCTGCGTCCAACGCCCGGCCAAAGATATTGAATCGTTTCTCTAGCGGCTTCGCGTAAATGACCCCAGAGCCGATTTCCAAAATAGTTTTACGACCTTCACTCGTCAAATTATGGATCACGGGCCCTACATCTGAACCGTTTGGACCCGATTCATGTCCCGCATAACCGATA